TATTTAGTACTATACCCTCCTAATTATTGCGATGCTATAGACAAAAAGTTTGATGATATATTGAAAGACCCATCTTCTATACCTACATCGTATACATGTTCCATTCCTCAATTTTGTAGTAGTAAACAAATTCCTCCCGACTCTGGTTTGAGTAGTAGATTATATGCACCAGTTCCTGTGTTGGGAGTGGGCGCTCGTCGTAATTCAGACGGTTCTATAGAAAGTATGCTAGCACAACCTACTTCTACTGAAAAATTTATTACTATTGAATTCGATGTTACCATGAATTACGAAGGAAGAGACCAAGATTTTGAAATAGTGTTTGATCTCGATGAGAAAAAATATCCTAATAATAATCCACAATACTTGGTTCATGTAAATGAAAATCCATTAACATATGCAAAAGATACTATTCGTAACGTAACTGGCTCGAGACAATCCTTACATTTTACAAATTGGAATTATGAAACTGGTTTGGGCAATATTCATAAAAGTGTAAAATCTCCTTCCTTGTACATACTTGTACGAAATTTACAACAACCAAATTCTTACACTGGTCCAGATGTTAATCGTTACAAAGATATAGACGCAGTAAGATTCGCAGCTTATGACAACGACATAAGTCCTACTCAAATATACGAGAATTATGGATCAGGGTGGCGTTGGATAGAGTCAAATAAAACACACATACAATCATTGTATGGTGTAGATCCAGATGAATCATACAAAACTTTAGAGTATAGAAGGTTTACAGATTATCAAAGGTGTCAAATAAAGTGGAAGTTGAACAATGAACCGGATCCATTTGTGGAAGCCTTGAAAGAAGGAAAGCGAGATTTCACAGAAGAAGAGCTTAAAAACTACAATATGTTTGGATCAGCCTTCGGCGATTATCAGGACAAAGGTAATGTATTTAAATTTGTTGATAATGGGAAAACTAGGTACTTTCATTCTCCAAAATATGCACCAATGTATAAGCAAGTACCAGGAAACATGGGGACACTCATGCAGCTACGAGAATATAATTTTGCTGCACCTGGTGTAAGAAAGGCAATTCCTACGCATTGTTCTGATACTTCTTGTGATTATAGAGTCAAAGTTGAAATAGATTTAGACAACGACACATTAGAGTATGGGTCTATAGGTACAGCTCGTTTGACTGTAGGAGGAATGTCTGTCACCAGGAGTAGAATAGGAGTATGTGTAGGCTCGGAATGTTCTAAAAAAGAAAATCGACCTTTTAGACCAGATCATACACGTTTGTGGTCTATTTATAAACCTGGAGAATCTATCACAATGAGAGATGGAAGTACCATCATACAAAAACCTGTTGTTAATATTCCTCAAAATTCTGCAGCATTACCACTTGGTCCATCTTTCAAAAAAGGCCCACAAGCAGTGTATATGTATAGTCGAAGTAGTCGTAGAATGGGAATCGCCGATTTGGTGTCTTATAGTTCGAACAAAAAAATGACTTTTGATTAGTAATGTGTTTATTATTATGTTTTTGTATATAAAAATGAAAAAGTTTCTATATATTTTACTAGTATCTGATGTTTTTTCTAAAACATGCTTAGATTACAAAAGCATATATCAAGAAAACTTGTGTTGTACAGATGGATTCGATTATGTAACTGTCAATGATTCAAGTACTCTAACATCACAATCATTGTCTCATATCAGAATTTCTCAACCTGTTATGGGATTATCAGGAGACGGAAAAACAGCTGTACTAGTAAGAGAAAATTTGAAAATCGGAGATCAAGCTTCTATTGTTGTTGAGAGTTCTATTCCTTTTCGCAGCACAAACATTACTATACCCTTTCGCCCTCTTTCAAGTAGAGGATACGAAGGAAATGGGTATTATCCTTCGAACTTCCGAAAAGTGACAGTAAGTGACGATGGATCGGTATTTGTGTTGGCAGATTCTACACACTTCATTACCGGTAGCTGGTTCGGAAGACTTTATACATATAGGTTTCATGATGGGAAATGGCATAAATCAATAGATTTCAGTCCGATGATACCGGATGCATGTATTGGGTGGGAAGATGCAGTCACTATGAACATCGATGGTTCTCTTATTACGGCTTCTGTGTATGACGATGGAGCAAAATCAGGTCAAGAATCCGATGGAAATATTGTCAAAGATATATGGGCTTGGAAATGGAATGGTACGGCATATAACGATATGCCGGTAGGAGAAAATAATATTAAAATGGCAAATGTGGTGTCGATGTTACCAGACGGATCTGAAATGTTTGCATTAGATCGTTATAACAAAAGAGTTGCCATATTTAAAAACACTGGAGCTTCTTGGAAGCTAGAATATCAAATAGATTATACTACGAATTGGCCAAGTTCATCATCGTTCACGAATGTAAACTATGCAAAATACGCGAAAAATTCAGCTGGTGAGCGTATAATATCTATTACTAATAGCGGTACCGCTTCAGTATATAGATTTGAGCCAGCGGAACTTTCAAAATTATCGACTCCTGTGTATGAGTCACTTTCTGGTGTAGTATTATTTTGGCAAATGATGTCTGCTGATGGACGACGTATAGTTTTTAGAACTTCGGATGGTTTTGCAATTTATGACTATATATCTACCACCAAAAAATGGAAGTCCATATTAAATATGGACGTAGTAAATATTAGACATACATCAATAAATCGTGATGCAAGTATGGTTTTTGTAACATTCACAGATAATAATTACGATACTATAGACGAGCCTCCCAAACTATTCACGATTCCTCAATTTTAATTAGTTGTTGCGTAGTCAAAGATCATAAGCATAGTGACTCCTACTGTAACTTGTTTGATCAACACTTTGAGAATGCGTTTGTTCTACGACGATGACCTCGAGTGTGTGTTTAAACACCTTACGGCTACTACCTGCTGTGCCGTGGCTTGTGTGAATAAAACTTGGAACAATGTGGCACTACCATTAATAGTTGATAAAAAAAAAAGGCAGATCGAAGAGTTGTTTCCATCTTTGAATAAACTTTTGTACAGCTGCCACACTTGGAAAGTTCGTGATGATTTGATTAAGACTGTGTACAATTATAAACGGGATTCTTGCATTGCATTTCATCACAGTGACTTTCTTGTTTCTGGTACATGGAAACAAGATCGAATAGACATTGATTGTGTTACTCTTTGTGAAGTTGAGTTCATTGAAAAACTAATGAAGCAGGATCTTGTGTTTTCAAACTTGAAACAAGTTAACATGAAAGCAACAGGTACTAATTGTGATATCAACATAACAACAACTTGGGAAAATGAGTACCTAAAAGTTGTTATGAATGGATATTCACCGGTACATGCCAACAATAATGTAAAGAAAGGAGAAGAGTTCGACATTAAATATCATATCAACTGGGAAAAAGTACAAATTGTATTGTAGTGAAGTGATGTCGTTTTTTTTGGGTTGGTATATTGAAATGCTAAAATTGATAAAGTAAGGTAGTAATAATTAATAAAATCAGTTTTAGTGACAGTGTTTATAAAATTAATATTTATAATGTTGATAACTCCTCTTCAAGCTGCCGTTTACAAGGCAATTTCTATAAAACCAGAAACATCAGACGTTTTACCTGTTGTTACAGAAGGTTCGAGTTTTTTGTCTCAATTTGACAACAGTCCTCTTGTAACGGGTCTTTTTTTTTATATAGGAGGTTTTGCTTTTTTGACTATATGGGAAAGTTTTGTAGTTCCCGTTCTCCAGTTAAATTCAATTTTACCAGACATTCCTCTTATTGATGGGCAGTTGACTCAAAAAGAAAAAGCAGTGCCTTGGATTACACCATTAACCGCAAATTTACAGACACCTCCTCCTAATAATAAAGAACTAAAAATAAGAGGAAAGTATATAATTGGAGTGCAAGGAGAAGTGCGACAGTTCATTACACTCGAGAAAAAGGATCTTCAGAAAGGAGTCTATGAGTATAGTAAAGAGTGGTCGGAATATTATAAAGATGAAGTTTTCGTATTTAAAAAACGTGCAATATAGTATGTGCTTGGGAATATAAAAAAGTTTTTATTAATGCATTATATTTATTGTAGTGATTAATGTTTCTTTAAAACTATAATTTATCATGCACATGTTTTAAACAAAACGTTTAGAAGGTGTTAATATGAATACATAACTTACAGACCATGACAAAAGAATCTACGACGACGATGATAACCCTCGCACGCGAGAAAATGTTGAGTGGAGGAATTCCCAAAGTTTTGGAACAGCTTGAAAATCTTACAGATTTTCCTTACGCGTCTGATGATTTACAAACATTGTTACTCAGAGATGTTATTGCGTATACTTTTTTGCATAATATTTGTTGCCATGGTGGAGCATGCTATGGAAGTTTTTTACCTGCACATTTTAGTGGTTTAGATTACGGAGATATCAATTTTCAATTGTCAATCATCTTCGGTGGAGATTTTTTGAAATCTTGTTTATATCTAACTCTTGGTATCAGATATGATAACATAACTGTAGAAACAGAAAAACTCGAAGGTAATAGATATGGGAAACGATATTTGGTTATATGTCAGATTCAGGACCAGGAAGTGAAACTTTATGTTGAATTACAAATGAAAAAACATGTATACTCAATTCCGCCTTCTACATTGGGTAGCACATTAATATATACATTGGAAAATCAGTTCACATACCGGACGGAAGGTATGCAACACAAATTTCATCTTCCTGTGAATAAACTAATCCAAATGTTGAAAATGGGAAAAGATATAAAATCATATGATACTCTTTCAACGCTTCCTTTGGAATTGCATTCGGATTTCGGTAAACATTTTTCTAATGTTTGTAAAAAAGGTTATCTGTTTAGTGACGAAGCCGTGTGTTAAGCCGTGGCACTCTAAGTGCTATAACGGCTAAGTCGCATATGTAGGTCCGACGTGGGTGAGTACCGGTTCGGCTCGACAATATACGGAGTTGTTATGTTTGTGAAAAATATATTTTACGTGTAGTTGTATATACTCAACTTTTATTTATCATTAACAATTAATTCTGTAAATTTTTCACGTATTGTCTCTAAATCGTCAAGTATCTTCATTGTTTTTTCATCCTTTGGTTCTATAAACCCAATTCTATGATATGATTCTAGAAATGAAATAGATTCCTTCAATGCAAAATACGATCGTACGAGACTAGATTCTTGCTCTTCAGTATGAGATTTTGTTACATGTAAAATAAGTGTTAACATATTTTTTTTAGTTACTTTAGATATTATTATAAAACCTAGGCGTAGTACGTATAAAAATGAAAACAGTATATTCTGATTGATAATAAGAATCAAAGTTTAGGATATTCTAAATTGTAAGCCCATTTGTTGTAAAATCGGACCATATGTCGACACGTACATTTACAGCGATTTGGATCAACATCATCAACGACTTCTGGACGTAATAGTTTTCGACAAGGATACTTGTATAAAACTTTATTTGTATATACTGGACGGTTTTGTGTGTGGCGTACACAACAAGTACATGAAAACCATTTCATTTGTAGGCAAACTTTTTGCTCAGTAGGAAGTTTAAAAAAAATAGAATCGTTAGTAGAGTTGTTTAAAGTTTCATCAATTTCATTTACGTGTATTGTTTTTAACGTCTTGGAATTCATGAGTTTTTTTTTGTTTTTTTATACAATAATGTCTACGATTTACAATTTTTATGTTTTTTTTTGTTGTGTATAATTAAACTAGAAATTTGATTTTGTAAATTTGTTTTACAACTTTTCAAATGAGTATGATACGGGAAGACTTTGTTTCGGATGTGCTTCCAAAGAAAGTAAGGACTCTGGACTCCAGTATTTTTCTGGCGATATAGATTTGTACCAGTCAATTGTCTCTAAAAGTCCCGTGTTAAAGTCCTTTTTCTGTACCCAACCAAGAGCAGATAGCTTATCGTAAGTTAAATAATAACGAACATCATTGAATGGACGGTCTTTTACAAATTCTATCCAGTTTTGGGGATCCTCTCCAGGTTTCATAATGTTTATAATTTTTTTTACAAGATCAATATTAGTAAACTCATCTTTGCTTCCCATGTTATATATTTCACCTACTTTTCCATGGTGTAAAATTATATCGATTGCTGATACTGCATCCTCTACGTGTAAAAAATGGCGTTTGTTAGAACCATCTCCATGAATACAACAAGGTCTGTTCATCTTTAATCGCGATGTCATCTTACCAATGAGCTTTTCGGTGTATTGATATGGACCATACACATTGTTTCCTCTAGAAATAATTGCTGGAAAGTCGAATGAATTAATGTATCCTTGTACAAGACTTTCAGCTGCTGCTTTTGATGCAGAGTATGGATTGGTTGGATTTGTAGAACTGCTTTCCGTTTTACGCTCACCGTCACAGTTTCCATACACTTCGTCTGTTGAAATGTGAAGAAATCGTTTGATTCCAATTGCGTATGCAGATTCTAATAACACATGAGTCCCAACAATATTGTTTTGAGTAAATGATAGCGAATTCCCAAAAGATGAATCTACATGAGACTGTGCGGCGGCATGAATAATGGTATCAATATTTTCTGTTTTTAAAACGTAGTTTACCAGATCTGGAGAACAAATGTTTCCTTTGACAAACTTGTAATTAGGTTTTTGTTGTGATTTTTCACAATTTTTTAAACTGCTACAAACATCTAATTTGTCCAGATTAATAATTTTATAATCTGGATACTTCTCCACAAGTAAGTTGACAAGATGAGATGCGATAAATCCACACCCACCTGTAACTAATATGCGCATTTTCTTTGTTTGCATGTTGAATAATATGTGTCCTTAAACGAACGCATTTATAAACTTAAAGTTTATTTTTAGGAAAATAATACACTTTATTAATATTATTAATTTCAAAACGAATTTACTAAAAGTGTTAAAATATACAACATTACTATGTTTGAATATAGTACAGTTTCAGTTTCAATAGCTTGATGATACTTGTTAAATGTCATACCATATGTAAGTAGCAACATAAATGCATCTACCATTAAAACCGTAGTTCCCAATTCTTCAGAATATCGTTTCCATAACTCAAAAACAGTGCCTTTTTCAAATGTATTATATTTCAAATAAACACCAATACTTATATCATGAACGAGCTGAACACATAATAATATTATTGCCCTTTGTTTGACACCTTTTCCTAATTTTATAGCTAGCCATGTTGCAATGACTATACTTGTAACGTCCATTATAAGAGCACTTGATTTAAACGTTTTATACCATTCGCGAATACTATATCCACCTCTTCCTGATTTTAGAAGAACTAAGTTTATAATGCTATCTACAATTAATGCATATAAAGTAATGTAAAGAAGTTCCATTTGTATTAGAAACTTATTTTTTTTTTCGTATAATGGAGTCTCAAACTGTTGAAAGTCTTAGAGTCATAGAGCCTCTAAACATGTTTGTGTATTTGATTACAAGACAGGACTATTATTGTATGATATATTTCTGTCGGTAGTCTTAATATAGAGTCATGTAATAATAATATTAAGACATGACAAAAAATAGTAAAAACATACTAATTATTTTGAAAAGTGTTATAAAGTATGAGAGTTTTCATAGATTGTGTAGATGTTGTGATTAGTAATGATATGAAAGTTTTATCAGATAATAAAAGTAACTCAAGTTTAAATGATTTAGGAAAATGTGTTTGTAGAATACGATGTGATTCTAAAACGTTTGATCCAGCACAACCTTATATCAATACAAATGATGGATTCGGAACTGGTACTGGTTTTTTAGTAGAAGATGACAACAACAACTTTTATATATTTACTGCACATCATGTTATATCCAACAATGTTGATATTGGTGTTTATTTTGATGCGATTTCACAGGGTGAACGTTTCAAAGTAGATGTATTGGGATACAATCCGTACTTAGACGTTGCTATTTTGAAACTAAAAATTGATACTATGGAAGATGATCAATACAATATAATAAAAAATATACCAAAGTTTAAAATTGGAAATTCCGACTATATTCGTCAAGGCGACAAAATAACTGCACTTGGGTATGCACTAGGAGCTCCTCATTTACAAATAAGTGCTGGTATCATAAGTGGTCGAATATTTGAACCAAACCGTTTACAAACAGATGCTCAAATTAACAAAGGTAATTCTGGAGGTCCTATTGTAAACTCAAATAATGAAGTTATAGGTTTGGTTACATCCGGTGTAATGTTTGCTCATGGAATAAGTTATGCAACACCGTTTAAAGAAATTAAAGTTTTACAAGAAAGAATATCAAACTGTAGTTCCTATCCATGTAAAGATATTGGCTTTAGTTTCAACTGCGTTTTCAGACCCATTAGTCAAGATAGCTTATATTTGAAAACGTTTAATGGAAAATGTAAGAGCGGAATCTTAGTTGCTGGTGTACACAAAAATTCTAAAACACTTTTGAAAAAAGGCGATATTTTGTGTTCTATAAAAGAGCCAAGTGGTGATGTTTTTTACGACATTGATATGCATGGGAATATCGACATAAAAAGTATATGGTCCGATACAAAGTTAAACTTTAAAGTATTGTTGGACAGAATTGAACACTCAAATAATCTAAGTTTGACAGTAAAAGTGTATAGACCATCTGTAAAAGATTGTATTATTTTAGAAACTCCTGTTGAAGAATCAATGTTTGAGTACAAGGAAATGTTTCCGGACACCGTTCCTGTAAAATACTTTAGTGATGGTGGAATTGTTCTCCAAATGTTAAACGAAGAACTTATAATGTACACAAGTCTAGGGTCTAATTATATAAAATCACCAGAAGTAGAAATGTACTCTTCTGTAATAATAACTCATTTAATAGGTGGATCTCCCTTTTCAAAATCTGACATACTAAAAACTGGCCAAGCTATAAGTTCAATGATTGATTCAGATGGTAATGAAACACAAATAGAATCATTAGAAGACGTTCAAAGAGTTTGGAAAAGTTCTTCTGCATCTGGAGTGATAACCTTGTGTTTAAGAAATGGATCATTAGTAAGTGCAACTGTAGATGAAATTAAATCTTTCAATGAATCTGTTTCAGATAACAAAAAAAATGGTTTAAAATGTAACTATTTTCCTTAAGTTGTGTTATAACTTGAACATATTTTAAAAGTTTTATATAAAGTTGTTATATATGATTGATAGCGAACTAATTTTAAAACACCAAACTGAAAAATACATGTACACCGCAATTAACGATTTGTGTATAAACTATGACTTTAAAGTCGACCAAGCTTCCGTAGATTGGATTATAACATTTTTAAATGATTTAGTTCATAAAATAAATACCATAATTTTATATAAACGAAAAACTAATAATTCATTAGAGTATATACAATCTTTAGATTCCATAAATGTTGAGACATTTGAAAATTATGACAAAAAAATAGATTATACAATAAATGAGATTTATAATAGACTTACTGTACTATTTATGGTTTCTTTTGATAAATTTGTGCATGAATCAGGAATAAATGATTTAAAAAAGACTACACGTCTAAGAAAAATATCTCTTATTATAAAAGATATAAATGAAATATTGTCAAATTGTGAAAGTATGTGCCTTGTATGTTCAACCTAAATGGGTACACCTTTTATTATTTTTTCGCCATTTATATTTGAAATTGTAAATTTATAAATTCCTCTCCTTGGTAATTTTACTTCACTTGGTTCTTCTATTGCTTTAATTTTATTTAAAATTTCTGTTTCAAAGTTGTGTGTCATTGTTCCGTCTTTACTTATTTTCAAATATAATATATTTTTGTCTGAAATAAAATCAACACTATCTTTCAAAAAAAGTTCACTTCTCCTCATGAGTGTATTTGTGCTTAATGTAAAAACAATCCCGACAAATATAAAAGCAGACAATGTTATATACTTTATCATTTATGAATTATATTAAAAAAAAAAGTAACAATTGAATAATTATTATGGAATCAGAATAAAAAACCCATTTTGTTATAAACAGAAGCAACAAAGACAAGTGGTCTTAAAAGAACGAGCAAATAACAATGTCGACAGTCAACATTTTCGAGTTCGATTCTAACCTAATTGAGTTTTCTGACGTTAGTTTTGGAAACAAGGGACAGAAGATGGTAGAATTATCATTAGATAAAACTAGTAATTCTTGGTCACAAAAGCTAATTTTTCAAACTTGTAAGAATGAAAAAGATGCATTAACATCAATTTATGGACTCTCTAAACCGAGAGAAGGTGAAATGGATGTAACAAAAAGAAATATAGAATTAGTTGTTACGGATGAAGAAGTTATCCAATCTCTAAAAAAAATAGATGAAAAAATAATGAAGCATGGGTTTGAAAATTCTCAGACTTATTTTAGAAAGGCATTGACCGAAGTTGAAATTGAAGCAAAATACAAACCAATTCTAAAGTGGAAGGAACCAAAAGATGAAAATGGAAAGGGTCATTACTATATTGTAGTCAAAGTAAAATGCCCGGGTGAGAAGAAACCTACACCTATCAAAAAGTTTGATGAAAATAAACTAGTTGGTGGTTCTATTGAAGATTTAAACCATGGGTGCAAAGTTGTTCCAGTAGTAAGACTACTTTTTATGTGGTTTATGACAGATAGCTTTGGTGTTACTCCTCAAGCTGATAAGTTTCTTGTTTTCCCGGGAGTTGAGAGAAGTTTTTTAGACGGATTTGTACTTGATTCTAAGTTTGAAGTGTATTAGTAAAATTATTTAGTTTATTTTTTTTATTTGAGTATTCATAATTTTTTTATTATTTTGTGTAAAGACATTAAAGGGTCATGATTAAAGACACGGATAGTTTGTGTGTTATCACAGGAATAATACTTTTAGTATTAATTTTCATGAATTTTCAAAGAGATTATACAATAGTTAACAGAAGGTCACTCTCTGCATGCAGTATGGCTTCCCGCGAATCTAATGCATCTGCAAAACAAAGTTTATCGATAGAACCAGTTGCTGATGAGTCATCGGATACAGATACTTTAGAAATTGGAGTTTTAAACGAAAAGGTTTGGTCGGGTAAAAAAAAGGAACTATCTGACGAAGAAGTAAAGACACAAAATGTTCTTGATGAATTTATATCTACAATAGATGGTGAAAAGTTTGAAGAACATATGGCATCTGGATGTAATGCAAATATTACCAAACCAACTTATAAAAAAATAATAGAAGCTGGAGCAACAAACAGACCAACGAGCATTCGTAAGCCAACATTTTTCAGACAATTAGGTAATGTGGGCGCACATGCAGAAGCTAGAAAGTTTTACGCTCCCGACACTGAAAAATGCAACAAACCTAAATTCGACTTATATTTTAACAATAATGAGATGCATTATGAATCTTCAAAATGTGATTAATGAACGTGCATAAATTTTATTACATGGTATATAAAAATGGAAAAGTCTGCAATTCTTTATATATTAACACCAACTATACTTTTGTTTATAGTATATATGTTAATCGTTACAGTTAGTTGGCCAGTTGTTAGAACTAGATCGTATGTCCCATTATATCTGTTAGTTTTGTTAATTATATTTCCTCCTGCATTTTTCGTGTTTGTATTTTGGTTTTATTTGATACATTTTGGACTTTTGACTAGTACTTATTATGCGTACCAAATAGACCAAACACTTCCAGTATCGTCAATTCCCCGATCAAATGTACCAAAAACACTTTCTCAAAGAGAAAGAACGAATAGACGTTAAACTATTGGTTTGTTGTCTCATTACAATTTAAACAGTATTGTCATATAAAAAATTAACACTTTCTTTTATTTCAACATCATATATAATATTTAAAAATTTTTTTTTTTGACAACGTTCATTTAATTTCGAAAATATTAAAAGATTTAAGATCACCAATAATATTAGAAAAAATACCATTAAAATATCACTAACATGATTTATGTACATATGTTTGCACATTATAAGTTCTGTTGGATAGTTACAACCTGTGCAATTGTTTAAGCAACTGTATGAACAACTACTATTTATACACTTAGTTATACTATTTGTTTCATTAACTATTTTGTGTATAAAATATCCCATGTTATATGTAGATAAAAAAAGTAAAGCTGAAAGGAACAAACAATCTAAACAGTACACTACTATCATGAAAATGTTTAGTTTTATTTTTCTATGTACAATCACGTTTTTGTATTGTGTTTTGCAAACTCCACAAACTCCTTTAGATTCAACTTTATCTATGAGTTTATGAAAACAACTAGTATGTATTATTTTATGTTTACATTCACAAATATCGGTGATTAAAGGGGATTCTAAAAAATCAGAACATATATAACATTCATCTTCCATATTTATAATAGTAAAAAAAATAAAGTTTAAAACAGTAAACAAATAAAGTTTATACTATGGCTGTCTTAAATATCTCACGACATTTTTGAGTAAAAGTAAATACATAACACGACCAAACTTGAGTATTACATATTTATTAAAAAAAAAACAAACGTCATCAGCAGGATTCGAACCTGCGAGGGCATAGCCCAATAGATTTCAAGTCTATCTCCTTAACCACTCGGACATGATGACTTTTTTTATTAATATCAAAAAAAATATAATCTATATGAACATACGTACACTAATAATACTTGGATCTTTTTACCAGAAGATCCATATCATTTACAAAATTACCACATCCTGAGACATCATTTGTATCCAACTCTTTACAACGTTCCATTGCTTCTTCATAATCCCAAAATACTTCGACATATGCCATCTCCACACGTAACCATTTATCTTCAATCTCATTCCATGTTTCATTTGAAACATACTTGTTAGTCATACCCGGAAGTAGCGAATGAGAATCCCAACCCTTTCTTGTTGACTTAAAATAAACAAGACTCTTAGTCTTGGAAATTTTCTTATTGTTAATTTTCTGTCCAATAACAAAAACTTCATGCTCTTCATAAACGAATTCCGGAACTTCGACTAGTTCTTTTTCTGAATGAGTGTCTTCAGAAGAGTCATCGTCGTAGTCGTTGTCTAGAGTTGGGTCCATGATTCTTTGTTTGTTTTGTTTGTGTTGTTGTTTATTTTTTTGTTGATGACTTGGTATCGCTGGTTCCAAAATCTGATTTTGAAAATATCGTATTACCATTTAAATTCAAGTATTTAAATCATAATCTATATGAACATACGTACACTAATAATACTTGAATCTTTTTACTAGAAGATCCATATCATTTACAAAATTACCACATCCTGAGACATCATTTGTATCCAACTCTTTACAACGTTCCATTGCTTCTTCATAATCCCAAAATACTTCGACATATGCCATCTCCACACATAACCATTTATCTTCAATCTCATTCCATGTTTCCTTTGAAACATACTTGTTAGTCATACCCGGAAGTAATGAATGAGAATCCCAACCCTTTCTTGTTGACTTAAAATAAACAGGACTCTTAGTCTTGGAAATTTTCTTGTCGTTAATTTTCTGTCCAATAACAAAAACTTCATGCTCTTCATAAACGAATTCCGGAACTTCGAATAGTTCTTTTTCTGAATGAGTGTCTTCCGAAGAGTCATCGTCGTAATCGTTGTCCAGAGTCGGGTCCATGATTCTTTGTTTGTTTTGTGTTGTGTTGTTTGTGTTGTTGTTTTTTTTGTTGATGATTTGATATTGCTAGTTCCAAAATCTGATTTTGAAACTATTGTATTGCCATTTAGATTTAAGTATTTAAATCATAATTTTATGAGCTATTCCATATTTTAAACATTCATCAGACGTAAATGACAACTCTTTATTAAGATACGTTTTAATCAATTGTATTTTCATATTTGTTTTATCCGTATAAATCTTTATTATGGAATCCATTAAACTCGTTGAATTTTTAACTTCATCTTTTAAATCTTCATACTTTCCCAGAAAAGAAGTCCTTAACTGGTGTATCAAAAATTGTGAATGGTTTGTTACATACCTTTTTTTTCCGGCTAGAAAAAGTAATGTTGCTGCACTTGCTACAAAACCATCCACAACAGTTATTATTTTGCAATTATAAGAACTTATCATATTCATGCCGGAAATACCCGCAAACGCATCACCACCTTCACTGTGTATAAATAAGAATATCTTCTTCTTTTTTGAATTTTCGTTGCAATTTTTCCGTGCTTCGTCAAGCTTTTCTTTAAGCTCAAGAATACTTTTTTTTGTTACTTCTGAATAGAAGTAGACATGTGTTCCAAAAACTTTTATAGTTTCTTTTTCATATTCTTCTTCAGGTTCTTCAATGTCAGTCAACCGTTTTGTCATATACATTTTAAACATTCAATTGTAAAAAAAAAACTTTTTTCATTCTGATTTATTATACATTATACAATATCGTCGTCACTTTTTTCATTCTTCTTTTTACATAGAATATAATGAAGCAGACTATTTTCACGAGTGTCTGGATAAAAACTGGTTACAGCTGCAAAAAGTAACACGTAACTCTTTTCGACATTCGATACATAACGAAAGTAATAATTTGAAAGAAGAAACATTATAAACACATCGATATCTGTATTTCTAGATATGTTGTTGAAAAATAAACATTTACTGTATATAAATCTCGTAACTTCCATGGTTACACCGAGTATAAATCCATACAGTTGTATGGTTTCAATATTACAAGAAAGTTGTGAATATAACAGCGAGTAAATAAATACTGTATGTGATATTATGTTAACATATTTCAATCTTAAAAATATGTTAAAAAACACTACACATTGAGTTATTAACACAATATTCATAAACTCTGGGTCATCTTTTCGTACATAAATGGATCCCAAAATAGAGATTGAAACTATTGTTAAAAATGCAAGTAGTGAGTTCATAATTATGTTACTAGTTAACATCAAAATAAATATTCAAAACTGATTCAAAAGTTTAGTTTTTTAGTATGTTAGTAAACCATAAACGCCGAAAACATATAATAAAAATGAGTATGAAATTAAAAGTATACTTTTTGAATTAGACTCAAAAAATTTCCAGTCATCATATACAATTATTCCAGAACTACTAAACATTATGATACATGTAACAAAATGAACAGAAATCCAAGAAGATTGTTTGTATAACTTCAAACCTTTTTGCTCCACAAACCCAGCAGACCAAAATCCAGTTATTGTGGTAACAAAAAATGATACATAAATGAGCCAATTTTTTAAAGTATTTTTACAGTCATTTTTTTCACAATCCGCGTACACGTCGAATAGTTGAGCAAAGAAACAGCGCCCCCATATGAAAGTAAAGGAACTATTAAATGCTGCATAAAATGCAATAATAAATAATCTATATTTTTTTACTTCTTTTATTATGGCCAAGTAATGAAGTATAACCGAACCAATTAACAAACAAATTTGAAACAATATTGATTGTATACTCTTTAAATAATTTAAAAGTGTTTCGTATGTCTCTATACGTTTGGTAGATGGAGTGACCAAACCATTCAAAAAAGACGCGACTATTAAACACAATACAAATAGTAATTTAACGATTGTTATATCTTCTACATTTCTGGCGAAGAATACAGAAAACAAAATAGTAAAACTACCAAGACCAACTGATATAAAAGAAGGTAACAAACTTAAAGACAGAATTCCTAAAACTTCAGATATCAAGATTAATAAAAACCCAATCCACCATGTTACGTTGTATAAATAGTTTGATGATTTTGAAAGCACATTTTTTTGTAAATTTAACGCAAAACTGTTCAAAATAGCACCAGAAATAGAAAATAAAAACCCCAAATAACTAGATACTTCCATTTTATATAACCATGGAAAATTATTCAAAGTTTCTACAATGTTCAACAAGAAAAAATTTACAATTAATAATAAATTAGTTTTTGTGTACGACATTATAAACTCCAAGACGAATGAATTATTATGTCTACTGGATCACATCACACAACAAATGTTACATAGGAGCTACCACAAATCCGAACAGACGATTAAGACAACATAATGGCGAAATTAAAGGTGGTCCTTTAAGAACTTTAAACAATGGTCCCTGGTCTTTTTATTGTGTTATAGTGGGATTTAGAACATGGAATGAAGCAATTAAATTTGAATGGGCGTTCAAATACTATACCAAACGTCTTAGGTCTAGCAATACAAGGGAGTCAGCATTAAATAAATTGCTTAACAAAGAGTATTGGACGTGTAATTCTCCACCATCAAGCGAAGTATCATTAACAGTTTCTTACAATCCAATAGAGTACGGGTTTCCGCCAGAAATTTATAACATTGTAACGAAAAAAGCTCCAACCCACACTTTGAAGAAAAAACAAAAAACTAAAAACTCGAGAACAAAATGGAAGAAAAATTTATACGGAGTCAAGTACTAGTTTGTTTGTTTTAAACTCTCGTATAAGTATTTATTTTTAATTTATTTCGTTCAATCAAATTTTATTTTTATTTTTTTTTAATATAAAAGATGAAGGATAAATTTAAAAGTCGTGCTAAAAAACAATTTTGGGACTCATCTATAGAACTCGCAGAAAGTTTACTTCAACAGTTTCCCAATTGTTCGAATACAAAAGATTTAGTATTATATGGTAAAAATGTTATAGTTGGAAATGAAGAAGAAGAAGTAAATGGAATAAAAGACTGGTTCAATGCAATGTCAGAACCTCTTAAAAAAAATAAATACACTAAAGCAGTTGAAAGAATAATTGGTTCTGTACCGGTCGTATATCATGCATGTGTCTATAAAGATTATGAGTCAATGGCGGCTTCCAGCTCGTCGAATAGTTTAAAACGTTTAAACATATCAGAGAAAATGATGGATTCTTCCTTTACTGACGAAAACAAAAACATTTTCTGGAGATATATTGATGATATAAATAAAAATGCAGCCGACTTTTTAGGAAAGGAGTTTCCGAAAGTTCCAACAAGAGAGGAAATTTCAGAAAACATTAAAAAACAAAAGACGGGAGATGCAAATGTCCAACAACATTCTATGGCAAAGGGTTTTACAACATCATTATCGGCATTGTGCGAATCAAGACAATGTAAAACTGCATATGATTTATCAAACGAACAAGAAGTTCAAAAAGTATTTTCAAAATGGTCAATTGTTTGTCAGACAACAGTGGACCATCTAACTATAAGCGGTCATTGTAAACTAAAAAGTGAAGTTGCTATTTCTGAACTTAAAACTAAAATTCCTGAGATGAACTGGGAAGATCCAATGACTGATAGTCATTGGAATATACTAGTAAAACTATTTTCATTCTGTGAAGTAGGAGGTGCGATACCCGGTAACATGATGAACAAAATTGAATCTATGGCAAACAAATTAGCAAACGATATTATGTCGGGTAAACAAGATATGGGTAATATGGATTTACAATCTATAGGTGAAGAAGTTTTATCTCAATGTAATACTAGTGATATGAATGATTTTGCAAAAAATATTGACAAAATACTTCCAGCTATAAACAATCTACAAAAATAAATTCCTAATCAGAATTTAAAATGTTTTTTTTTACAACACTCAAAAATGAACGAGGTAGTAGATTTTTTAAAAGAAAAAAATGAGATATATTCATTCCGGACACTAAAAAAAAAGTTTAATCTAAAAAAAAACGTACTTGCCAGAAAACTTAATAATTCAGAGGTTGTAAAAGCACTTCCAAAAGAAGTAGGTTGTGGAAAACATACTATGAACCTTTGGAAAAGTAAGAGTTTTGTAAAGGTGTAGATAGAGTATGAACTAAAAAATTATTAAAAATAAAATTTAAGTTTATAATTACACTGTTTGTATAAACACACAGACACACATTATGAATACTTTTTTGATTCAACTATACTTGAATATTTATTCTGTAATGTCCAATATTTTCAAAGAAGGATACGAAAAGTATATACTCTTATCGCCGGTGTTTTCCTTACCAACTCCATCTGCCCATTGAGATCCTGTTGTTGTTGTTATATTATTACCAGCGGTTCCCAAGTAAAAAATCGGGTCCACATTAGGAGTATAAGGTATTCCTGATGTTTGGAAACCATCACCATAATCGTCGGTATGTGTCATGTGGTATTGACCGGGTAAAAGTGCACCTGAATATTCGTAAAGTGCTTTCCTTTCGTCAAGATTAAGTGACAGTTCAAAAGAATCCATTACATAGTTTTCGGGTTTGTTTTTAAACGAAATAACTGTAGTCCATGGATTCGATTCACTAGATCTGTATTTAAGTTCAAATATTGTTTCACCATAGAGAGTGTCGTATCTAAAGTACATGGTTGTAAATGGTGTAGGAGAACTCAGAACACATGTAGAAGGGTCTTTATTGTCTAGGCGGTTGGTAAGTTTACAAATATTAAGCTCAAGAATACTAATTTTATCTAAAAGTACTTGAACACCATCTTTTGCATATCCATTGTTGACAGTTTGTACAATATTATACCTTGAAAATAACAAACCTTCTTTTTTAACATTTAAATCTTCTTCTGATGATTTAATTGCAATTCCTAAAGGATTTAACGATGGAAAGTTTAATGTCTTCTTTTCGAAATTTCCATGAAGAAGTGTATTTCCATTCATTCCAATACTAAGTATATTCTTTTTAGGAAATATTCCCAATGGGAGACGTTCTGTGATAGGTGTTTTGGCAGATAATAACATCAACTCTATATCTGTTTTACCGGAATCATGTTGTTCGTTTTCAATATTATTCCCAATTATAATACTGTTTGAAAATCCTTTTTCCATGTTTGCAGAATGAGTACCAATAACAATTGTACTGTTAATGTTCCATTTTGAGTCTTTTGGATGTCCCATGTGTGCAATTCCATTTCCTATAAGGACGTTTCTTTTATCTCTGTCCAACTTCAACAATGCTTGTTTTGTTGCATCCAATTTTACATATTCTACACCACTTGGTGATATGGTATGCATCCCTTCCGGTGATATTTTTGTTACAAATGCACTCTTGTCTTTATTTAATGAATCTCTTTCACTTTCATAAAACGATGTCAATGTAACTGCATTTGAAGATGTACTTGTTTCGGATGTCATTTCCACTGGTTTACTAGAAAGCCGAAATCTGAAAATGTCTTGGTGACCCCACTTCTGAGCCATCATTTTATTTTCGGTGTCTTCTGGTCCAACTTTGGAACAGTAATAGTATCCCCATGAATCATCCGCGGATATTCCTCCACATTTACACAAACGAATACCGTCTTCAAATATTGTTTGAATTCTGTCTACTACTTTTTTAGTTTGGGGGTCTATTTTATAAACATAGGATTGAACAGTATGTGATGTATCTGCATTGTATCCAAAAACCGTTCGCGTTCTATCTGTTATAGTATAAGGAGGCTTGTGTTTATTCACGATTCCTACATCCATGTACATGTATTTATCACTACTTCTTACCATAAAGTTCCATATATTACCAGTATAATTTTCTCGTGGAATTTCATTTGGCCATTCTATGACAGTAGCAATTGAGTTACTTGTAAAATCTGTTTTCAACCAATAAAAATTTTTCCAACCTACAAAGTATAAAGTGTCGTCCTTTATGTTTGCTTGACTAGCACCGTAAAACCCAGCAAACCTGTCAATTCCATCGTCAACATGATCACGAGGGTAGGCATCTTCTGTTAAACGTACAATCGCAGAAGGACCTATTTCTGGTTCAAACTTTGAAGGCCATTTGACAACTTCCCAATAACCTTTTGTTTTATCTCTAGTTGTAATAATAGCACCATCTTTATTAACATTGAAACTAAACCCTCGCATATCACTTTTCGGATCGTATACTTTACCGTACACTGTTTTCTTAGTTTCCATATTAAATCTAACCGGTTGGAAAGCTTCAGCTTGCAGTCCCGCTACGAGGTATAATTCGTTGTCATATATTTTAATATCTCGAAAATGTCCATCTACACCACTTGCAACATCAAATTTTGTAATGTCTACATTAAACACTTCATCGGGTTCTTGCAAATTTGTCAATATTTTTCCACCATTAAGATTGTATACGATACATTTAAAGGGGTGTTTTTCAAAATCTTCTTTTGTTTTTGTACGCCAGGCTCCTTCTCCATTCCAATCATTTTTAGAAAGCATAAAACCACATCTGTAAATTTTGTTATTGTCAATTAGCAATTCCCCATTCCAATTTTCTACTGTTTGTAACATTCTAAACCTATACGCAGAGTCTATAGAATAAGATGTATCTTCTTCAATATATGGAACAATTGCAGCCAACTGCCCAAAGTTATTTTCATCAAATACACGTATAGACCAAGAATGACTGACATAAACTCTCCCATTTAGTGGTTGAGGATCTCCACCAGAATGTACTCCATTGTGTGCCCACAACATGTTTGCTTTGTCTAAAGACGGACATGGAATAATAGTTTCTGAAGATTTCAAAAAACCTATTCTTTGTGCACCTACTGTTTCTTCATCTTTGCAAGTAAAAGGGGGATTCCAATTCGGATAGTCTGTACCATTGAAAGCACCATTAGAACCAACTGACGGAATAGTTACACCCCAACCTGCAAACACATCTTTATATCCTATAGCTTTTGCTGCATAACAATATCCTGTACAACCAATGTGTTTTTCTGTTGCGATATTACCAAATATCTGTGTATACTTTTCTCTCAATACTTTTTCTTTTACAAAAAAATCTCTAATATTGACAAGTTTTCCATTGTCAATATAGTCGGCATTATGTGCCATTGAGTGTTTTCCTTCAAAATTTATATCGGGACATGTCTTACTTGTTGATTTTTGACTTGAGTCGCAACATCCAGACAGTTTGTACAAATCGGAAACATCCATACATGATGTATCGGATATTACATTGAATATCAAGTTTAGCATGTTTATTATTAACAATTAATTTTTTTTATGTGTTAGGTATAAAATATTTATGAAGCCACGGACCAAACGAAAAAGTGGCGCGATAAACGATGGTGACTTTGAAAAATCTTTACCAGTTGTAAAACCAAAAACTGAACTTAAAAATCAGTTCATAATATGCCCTAAAGTACCTTTAAAGTCACCACCTAATGTTATAACAAAAAAATCGGTTCCTCTATTGTCACCAAGTCTAAAATCACTCGACAATTCAAAAACATGGGCAGATTTAGTGGCACACTTGGTAAGTGATGAAAGACACAAACCCGTTTTAATACATGGTGGAGTAGGTGTTGGAAAAACAATTGGAGTTCAAGAATGTTTGAGATTATGCAACATAAACTGCTCACTTGTAGACGGTTCCGCACCCGAACATCCTTATGAACTAGAAAACTGGATTTCTCATGTTCGTGATAACCAAGTTTTAGAAGGAAACGGATCAGCACTCTTCATAGATGATATAGAGAGTTTTACAATTCCTTGTAAAGAAAAAATTGAAAAGCACATCAAAATTTGCAAAAAGTCAAAGGCAACTATAATTGTAACATGTACTGATTTTTACTCTATGCAACTCAAAGAATTCACAAGTTTGTTTAGAAATCATGTTGTGTTAAGGCTTTACTCTCCAAGACCAGAAACTGTTTCAAAATGGTTACAAACAAAAGGATACAATACAATCACACTTAATAATACAATAAAAGATTTCAATGGAGATCTTAGAAACTGTGAAATAACATTAAAGTTTCACATGTATTGCAAAAATTTCATGAAAGAAAAAGGAGTTGATTTGAAACTTGGAAAATGTAACATAGATAAAAAACAAAATATATTTAATCTTGGAAACTCTTTACTTACCAGGAAAAATGAAGATTGGTTTGATATATACATTTCACAAGGGGATTCATCTCATGTTTCAAATATAAGACTTTTGCATGAAAATTTGCTTGATTTAATTTTTGAACCTACTAAAATTAGTATACGAGACCCCCTCGAATGTTATACTGAAATTATGGATTCTTTTTCTATGTCATCATGGGACTCTTTGCCAGAAATAATTTATTCAGTTGGATTAAAGTGTCAAAAATATCTAAGTTGTAGAACTGTTACTAAAAAGTGGTCACTCCCACCAGACAAATCGAGAATAGTAACTTATAATTATAAAGAATCTTTACGACAATTAAGAGACTCATATTTAGCTAGAGCGACACAAAAAGAAAAACGTTTACTATTAGAAAATTACTACTCAAACATTTATGAAGATAATTTGAAACCAGAAACTTGTTGTTTACTGGGTGGTGATGTAGAAAAAACTATAAAAAAAATAAACCCTCTTAAGTTAATGCCGCGTTACAATAATAGTATATGGGAAATACCTAGTATCTTAGGAGGAATACACATCAAATATTGACTTATATTTATATCTTTTCCTTCAAATATAAAATCTCCAAAAATATATTAGGCTGACTTTTTTCAAATTCGCTAGTGTATCCACTTGTAATATTTTGTTCTTTTAATATTTTTATTACACTGGGAAGTCCATCATAACATTCTAGGGAGTTTGCTACTTTATGGATATAGTACACGGATTTCTTTTTTTTACACCCGACAATTACTAATACTTCACCGTGCCGTATTCCAGCATAATATTTATCATATTCCTTTGGAGACGTCATATCCACAAACGTATGGTCTATATTTTTTAAGGTATACACTTCGTTCCACAATCTTACGATCGTTTTAGCGCTAGAAGGTATTATTGGTTTTACGCTCCATGTCATTAGACTAAGAGATGCAAGTGTTAACATTACAACTTTTTAATGTACAAACAAAATAAACTTTTATTATTAACGTATTTATAAAAATAAAGTTTCGAAATAGTTCAATGAAAACTTGAGACTGCCACAACGACTTATTATTTTTGTAATGATTTTATAAATGAAACCAAAGCTTATGTCCTAGATTCAATCTCGTTTCAATCTCGATTCTAGTTCACTTGATGCCATTCATGGACGATGATGACCTTTTCGAGTACAAATTAAAACTGTACACTGAGAAAAAAAAACGCAAGCGAAATGAATGTTCATGTGATTTGGAAGAAGGAGAAATTGAAGAAAATAAATATATTTGCAAGGGCTTTTTTTTTGACGTTTCTGTTATGAAACGTGTACGGGGTACTGTTGAGTGCCACAGTGGGAATTTTTGCAACAGTTGTTATTTGATCGTAGATTAGTGAGAATATTAAAAAATATTTTTTGTTTGTCAATATTTTATTATATTTAAATGTTTTAATACTCTATTCATGATTTCATTTTCTACGTTATTTGTTACACGACAAATTTCCACCAGCACAATATATGGTAGTCATGATGTTTATAAGGATCTTATTTTACGTCCTTTAGATTTGCATGGGTGGGGACAAAATTTACCCCTTTATAAAAAACTAATTAATCAAATTCAACCGGAAATTGTAGTCGAAGTAGGTGTATGGAAAGGATCTAGTACAATTTATATGGCACAAGAACTAAAGAAACTAGGAAAGGGTAAAATAGTTGCGGTTGACACATGGCTTGGTGCGATCGAGTTTTGGACAAAACATATACTTGGTCCAAAAGACAAGACACGTGATCTTAAATGGAAAAATGGGTATCCATCGATTTATTACAATTTTCTTTCAAATGTAGTTCATAAAAATGTCACAAATCAAGTAGTACCGTTTCCGGTACCATCGTCGCTTGCTGCAGAGTACTTTAGAATAAAAAAAATAAAGGTTGATATAGTTCATATAGATGCGTCACACGAGTACGAAGATGTCGTTGCAGATTTAGAAGCATGGAGTAAAATTGTTAGAAAAGGTGGAGTTTTGTTCGGAGATGACTACAATCCTTTTTGGAAAGGTGTCACAAAAGCTATAGATGAGTTTGTTGCGAAAAAATCGAGCAGAAGATTGGGGAAAAGCGGAAACAAATGGATTATTCGAATGTAGCAAAAATTAAAAGTTTATTAAAAAGTTAAAAATATAGTAGATGTTTAGTATTTCAGTTTTTAATAAATAAAAGACTGAATTTTTTCCCGAGACGGGGATCGAACCCGCGACGTCACGATTAAGAGTCGTGCGCTCTGACCAACTGAGCTACTCGGGACTTTTAGGATAACTTATTATAATAGGAACAAACATTTATATGTTGTGTGTACGATGTCGTAAAAATTTAAACTATAATTTAGGATTCCCTCAAATTATTATTTCTTTTTGTTCATTCATATTTTTATATTTGTGCTTTCCTAAACGCACACTCCGTTTTATAACATTTGTTTCAATATTATCAGCATCTTTCCAGTTTCCAAGATAATGTTCAAATCTATTCCACCACGGAGGTTTTTTAGATTCTTTTTTATAATGGTCTATACACTTTTTAATAACGAAAAATGCCAAGTGTTGTCCATAAATAGACGTTGAAAACTTATGTTTCTCTTCTATTTTTTCATTATCTTCTCGTTTTTGTAAATCATTTAAGAGTCTTTCGAAATGACCTTCTTTATATACTTGATTGTTAGTACATAAAATATCCATTATCAACATAAACGTAAGTGTAGCACAATACCCACGTATAGTTACTTCATTTCCTATACTTAGCATATTAGTATTTTTTTTGATAAAATCTGTATCCGCTGTATTAATTGTAGGCATATGTACAACATTACATTCTATTTTTTTAGAATTATCAAACATATTTTTCAAAAATGGTTCTAAATAAGCTGAGTTAAAAGATTTAGTTCCATTTGAATCATATACATTACATACAAAAGGTTTACCACTTTTTTCTGTGTTTTTACGTATCGTCATAAATATTGCATGACCACTTTTTCTCTTCATTGAAAAGTTAGAAACACCCACTTCTATTTGTCGGTTAGGTCTCAGGTTTTTTTCTCTTGTTAAAAGTTCATTAAACCATTCTTGAGGTTTGTCTAAAACAAGAACACCTTCCTTCATTTTAACACTCTTAAGTTCTTTTGTCAGTATAGAATCTTTTATTAATGCGTTTCTAGGTTTTTCTACCTTTTCCCATTGAGAACCGTAATAACATTGAATACTTACAGGTACAATTAAAGTATTTTCGTCGGTTTGTAAACTATCTAAAACGCTCGAAAATATTGTATCAAGAACTGACTCTTTCAACCTAGTTTTAGGAACAAAATAAGAATCGCCATCGAATACTGTATATATCCCTAGATTTTTTATGTAATTAAAAACTACTTGTGACAAAATAGTATGCGTATTGTTTACTTCACTTGATATTACATTCAATACGTCTAAACTAACATTCGGATAACTAAATACATGAGCATAATTTATTTTTGTAGGTATTTCTAATCCTTTCGTGTCCAAGTCTGCAGGTTGTGGATAACCTTTGCAATTTTTTCGATAAACCGTTATAGATTTTCTTCTTTTTTTTTTAATTTGATACGCAGGATCAAGTTTCATTAATTCATTCATACTCCAATTTTATTTTTTATAATAAAAAAATTAATCTAGTTTTTGTTGCATCATTTTAAATTTTTTCTTATATGCTAAAAAACAAATATAAAATTTTATATTTGCTACTTTTATCAGTCCAAATTTTATACAATAACCTTGTACATGCGCACCATAAAATCAAACATTCACAACAAAAGTTTCTTTTGTGTTCTACACCCATAAAAGAATCACATTCCATGACTCGTTTTTATCTAACAAAACATGCCCTAATTCATTTATTTACTATATTCTTCAAATGCTTTTCAAAGTTCTTGTTTCTGCAGCACTTTTCCATAGTTTCCTTGTGTTTTCTGTTCTTTTCATAAGACTTTGAATATTTTTGGACCTTTACAGCCTTTTTCTCTTCAAAAGATTCATTCAATTGCGAAACGTCAATATTGGTGTTTTGCAAAATGGCGAGGCTCATGGTCAATGTCGTGATGGTGTTCATTCTGTCTTTGTTTTTACTGTCTGGAACAAAAGCGTTCACTGACACCTCTTTTTGAATCAGTGACGAAGCAAGGCCGTTCACATCTACAATAATTACACAGAACATGCTGATTCCTTATTGTCCTCCTTTTGTAGCAAAATCAAAATTGACTATACTGACCGATGATTTTACATATGGATACTACTAATAACAACACATCTAATGTTGTTGTCGATTGATTCTAGAGCTCTAGAACTCTAGAACTCTAGAACTCTAAAATATCATATATATAACTAATAATTTTTACACGTTTGTGGTATTTGAAAACTTTTTTTTAGTTAGTATAAAAAAGTATATAAATAATGAATAGGTTGTGCTATAAAGCTGTAAATGGAAGAGTTGTGCATAAAAAAAGATGTTGTAAATTAAAACAATACAAGTCAAATATAGAAGTTTATGATAAAGAGACCGTAAACAATAACCTTTGTAAAATATGCTTCGGTACTTGTTTTATATGTATGGAAAACAAGGGATGGAACTCATGTTCTCAACATAGTATATGTGACGAATGTTTAAAATTATACTTAACAAATACAAGTACTTCAAAAATTATATGTCCATGTGGCGAAAACTTGATAGATCCAAGAAGTTTTTCAAAAGAATGTTTTGATTTATGGATGTTGAAACATACTAATAATTTTGAGATTTATAGTACAAAGAATGTAAATTTAAATGAATTTGAAAATTTACTAACCGAAAAATGTCCAAGTTGCAACACTGCTTTTTTTGACTTTGATGGATGTTTAGCTTTGAATTGTGCGTGTACAGCTAATTTTTGTGCATTTTGTTTTATGATATTCGAAGACAGTGAATCTTGTCACAAGCATGTTACAGAATGTTATTGGAACTCTAGTAAAGATTTATTTTGCAGTATATCAACTTGGAAAAAAATAAGAAATATTATAAGATTAAAAAATAAAATAAAGTTTTATACAAAGTTACTATTTTATGAAGGCTATATGGAATTTATATATATACTTTCAAATACATGTGTGTATAATACTATATTTGAAAACATAATGTTTTACGCAATTTCAGTCGTTATAATGTTACCATTCATTTTATGTTATATTTGTAAAAAATTGTGTATGGGTGTCTATTATAACTTATTTTAAGTCTATAGTTTAGTAAGAACTGCTTTTAGTAATACGTCAGATACATGTATGGGTGCGATTATGCATGAAGAAGCATTATATTCAGTCGGACATGTTCCTTCTTTAGTAAGTTTGCATTTTGCGTAATAATTTTTATCACCTTGTTTTTGAGCAAATCCCACACAGAAATTTTGATTGTCAAACTGGACTTTTTTCATAGTACCTACTAGACCAGTTTCCAACTTTAATTGTTTAGTCTCCGGAATCTTGTCTGAAGAAATGACTTTTTTAGACACATGCTTTACATCTTTAGGTACTTTGTTATCAAGTTTTATATCTTTAGGTACTTTGTTATCGGGTTTTACATCTTTAGGTACTTTGTTATCGGGTTTTACATCTTTAGGTACTTTGTTATCAGGTGTTACATCTTTAGGTACTTTGTTATCAGGTGTTACATCTTTAGGTACTTTGTTATCGGGTTTTACATCTTTAGGTACTTTGTTATCGGGTTTTACATCTTTAGGTACTTTGTTATCGGGTTTTATATTTTCAGTTTTCAAAGTAGGTGTATCAAGAACTTGTTTGTTGGAACTTTCATCTATATTTTTAACAGGTATGTTGTCATTGCATAATGAAAAATCATCAGTTGCTGAACTACTCGGAACTTTTGTGTTATTGGGGGATGCTCTTGTTATGGTAGCTGATTTTACATCAGTCATTTTTTTGTTGTTTATTTAGTCAAACAAAATATTTTTAACAATCAGTTTTAAGTGAACAATTTATGACAACAAAATGTCAGAATGTTTTGTGCTAAAAGAATTATCTATTAGACAAACAGTTTCTTCTTTCATAGTACAAAAGTGTAAAAAAGGGTTGGGAAAACTTTCTGTTGAAAACGGAGAGTATTCGCACGATGATACTACAAACTTTGTGTTAACATTATCAGAACCTGAAACACAATTTACATATAATGGAAACCATTTTTCGTATTGTATACAAAAAATGGGAGAGCCTGTAACAGGAAAAGTTCATGATAGAGACTCCGTTGTTCACGAAGAACACTTTTTATATGGAGAAAGTTCAATTTTGTTACAAAATTTGATTCAAAAAGCAATCGACGGGAAAATCCCAGATGTCGATAAAAAATTTTCAACGTACACATGGAATGCTAGAAATGAACACTGGAAGAGAGATGGTACCATACCAGAACGTAGTTTTGAAACAATTGTACTAGATAAAGACGTAAAGAAGACTCTAATTTGTGACTTGGAAGATTTTACATCTAACGAAACTTTGGAATGGTATGAAAAGCACTGCATTCCTTTTAAAAGAGGTTATCTGTTTCATGGAAAACCAGGATGTGGAAAAACCTCAACCATATCTGCAATCGCAACATATTTAAAAAGGAAAGTTTACAAGTTGAACTTGGTAGCTCCTGGACTGTCCGATAATGGATTAATGGAAGCAGTAAACAGTGTTAAAAAAAATAGTATACTAGTGATGGAAGATATAGATTCTCTCTTTGGTGTTCATCGTGAAAAAAATGAGGTATTTTGTACTACATTTTCAGGACTTTTAAATGCAATAGATGGTCTTGGTGATTCAAAGGGACATATTTTTATAATGACATCCAATTATCCTGAAAAGTTAGACGATGCACTAAAAAGAAAAGGTAGATGTGACTTGGAAATAGAATTCAAAGCATGTACACAAAAAGACGCAGAAAATATGTTTTTAAATTTTTATCCAGATAGTATTGAAGACTCTAAAAAATTTAGTTCTCAAATGGCAGACTATACATATACGCCTGCACAATTACAACACCATTTTATAGAGAACAGGAAAAAAGCAAGTAAAGACTCTGTTAAAATAAACCATTCTATGTTTAATAGTAGTGACAAAACCGATTATACACTCATGTTTGCTTAAAGTAAAAACTGTTTAAACGTTTGAACATTTGGGACATTTCTCGTCGATTTTAATATTATAAATAGATTAATGTTTGATTATAAAAAAAATTTTTAAGTCAGTATATAAATACATTTTAAATACAACAAAATGTTTTTTTTGCTATGTATAAGTTTTCCAATAAAATATAACACCAAAGAGTATATAATATCTGAAAACTTGGAATATAATGTAAGACGGTCATACGAAAACATTACTGAAAAAACAAATGTCTCAAACTATGACAACATTACTGAAAAAACAAATGTATCAAAGTATGACAACATTACTGAAAAAACAAATGTATCAAAGTATGACAACATTACTGAAAAAAAAAAATATTCAGAAAATGATGATATACCTTTTGATATAATTTATTATACTGTAAATAAATTTTTTTATTACATTGGGATTGACGAGCATGTGCTTTATGATTTATTTGGTGGATTCTCTTCACGTTTTTATGAGTTTTATGATACTGCTTGTATGTATTTGAACAGTTACTCTAAAAACAACACAGATATTGGAAAAAACATTAAATACGAATATATTCTTCAGTATTTAATAAACATAACAAACATAGAATATAACAATAACGATACATATTCTTATGAAAACAATAATGATACATATTCTTATAAAAACAATAAAGATTCATATTCTTATGAAAACAATAAAGATACATATTCTTATGAAAAAAACACTGAAAAAACAAATGTATCAAACTATGACAACACCACTGAAAAAACAAATGTATCAAATTATGAAAAAAACACTGAAAACAACACAGATTCAGAAAATGATAATATAGGTATAATTTATAATACTGTAAATAATGTTTTTTATGACCTTGGGCTTGACGAGTTTTCTTTATATGATATATTTGATGGTTTATCTTCACGTGTTTATGAGTTTTATGATACTGCTTTTAAGTATTTGGATAATTACTATGAAAACAACACAGATAGTAAAAAAAAAAATAAAACCGCACAAGATTTCAAAGAATATATTATTCAGTATCGTTTTTTATATAACAAAAACGATACATATTCTTATGAAAACACTAACGATACATATTCTTATGAAAACACTAACGATACATATTCTTATGAAAACACTAACGATACATATTCTTATGAAAACACTAACGAGTATTATACCCATAAGTATAATGTAAAAAATGGTATAGTGACCGAAAATTGCGGTATTTTTGTAGGTTACGAACTATATGAAAATTTAGAGTTTAATCTAAGTGATGAACTTTTAACGAAAAATGCAGAACAACATTGCAATACTAAAGATGAATACAATTGTAATATGCTCCTGGTAAAGTTTATATCATATGAAAAAGTGTTTGAGAGCCAGTATTTCAGTTGCATATATCACGATAATATATGCGTGTATGAAAGAGATTGTATTCTTAGATTTAGTGAAGTATAACATTAATATGTTATTAATATTTTTAGTTTGTGTTGTAAATAGTATGTCCAAAATATAAAATATAAATATGGAAGATGTGCAAGTATTAAAACTTAAAACAGAGTATCCAACTGTAAAAATTTCAAAAAAAAAAGAAAAAAAGTTTTTAACATTTCTTAAATTTTTCACAATACCCTTTATAATGACTAGTAGTTTTTTAGCATTTGTTATATTTTTTCAAGAAGAAAAACTAGATATTGTAAACCTTTATAATAATCCACCATTACCTCCTTTTCAAGAGTATGTATACAAGTTACAAAATAGTTTTACCGTCGAAGGAGACGTTTCAGAGTTTACGACAGAAAGAATAAAAAATATAGAACAAAAACTGAAAGTTGTATTTGTTGACGCTTCTAATATTATTGTTACAATTAGTTCAGGTACTGTAGTTATCAACTATGTACTAGAATTTAAAAAAGTAATCGAAGTTGAGAAAAACTTAAAAACTCTGAAACAAGTTTCCGTAAACAATGTATCAAGTTGGTTGGGTGACACTTTTCAAGTTTTAACTGTTAGTAACGATCCAGTGATTATTCAAACATTTGATACAGTTTCACCACCTCCTCCTTTATTACCTCCATCTCTTCCACCTTCTCCCCCACCACCACCTTCTCCCCCCCCACCACCTACTCCTCCCCCACCACCTTCTCCACCTCCAACACCTCCACCACCTTCTCCTCCTCCAACACCTCCACCACCTTCCCCCCCACCTTCACCCCCACCCCCTCCACCCCCCCCACCACCCCCCCCCCCCACTCCCCCCCCACCTCCCCCCCCACCCCCACCTTCCCCC